AGTTAAACTTACCAAATTATTATCAGTATTAGGAACTAAAATAATATTAGTAACAGTAATTTCAGAAATATAACTTAATATACTATTTAATATATTATCTTTTAAAGTTTCTAAATTATTATCAGTAATGCCTTCAAATAAAAATCTTTTTAAATTAGTTCCAAAATTTGGATTCATTACTCTTTCACCTGTATCTGTTAATAATAAATTAATTAAATTAGATTTAATTTGATCTTTAGTAGTATAAGTACTTTTAAATACACCAGGACCATTAAAAGGTAATGACACCCCAATAGCAATATTTTTTTGTAAATCAAGTGGATTTACTCTTATCGTTTGAGGTATTGGCATATTAATCTAATTGTCTTAATCCTGATCTATCTTGAGCAGTCATATTATTAGCAGAATCTGCAATAAAAGCAGCAAATGGATTTATTTTTTCACCTGTATTTTCATCAACCGCGTCGATCACTGCTAATTTAGTGATGGGTTGTTGAAAACCAAATGCCTCTCCCATTTGAGATGCTAATTGACTACGCACACCATTGGATAGTGGGTTAGTTGGTACGTTAGCACTAGTAAAATTCATTACTTTTCCTTCAGTTATAGCTTTTTTATTCTGGCGAGCCATTACTTCATTTAAAATTTCAGGTAGTTCTTCATGCATTGCATCGACTACTGCTTCTTTAATTAATCTTTTAAATACTTTGATGTTCATAATTATAAATATTTTATCCTTGTAAATTTCGTTGATCGATAACTAATTTTAATTGATCTATTAAGTCTTGTGGATCTAAAGTAAATGATAATTCACTTTTTATTACTTCAACACCATCACGATCAATTGCTACTGCATAACGACGTTTATTTCCTTTAACAACAAACGCTATATTTTGTTCTTCTTTAATTTTAAATTTAAATCCTTTATATTCTTCAAATTCATTATTACCTATAGGAAGAAATGTATTAGATAAATCAGCAAGTTGTTGTTCATTTAAATTTAAATTTGCTTGATCATCTAGTAATGCATTAATTGCTTTTAATCTTTCAATTAAATCATTCAATTTAGATATCTCATTTTCTAATATTGTGTTAGCTATAGCTAATATTACACTTAAAGCTAATACTAGTTTATTTGCTTTTTCTAATACTATTATAATTTTAGGAGGTACAGGTATGGGAATACGAGATATTATAC